CACATGCCGCGACCAGCGAGGGTACGATTTCCAGTGGATGCATCAGCTGTGTTGTAAAGAGTAAAACCTGAACCTTGAGTAATGGTTTGATCTGAACCACTGTTATTGATAATGGTTATTGCATCACCAGCAGACAGAACTGAATTAGGAACAGTGACACCACCACTAGAAGTGTAAACAACTTTACCAGCATCAGCAGCTACTAATGTATGAGCAGAAGATTTGGAAATTCCAGGTATAGAACGCAGGTCTCCTTTGCTGTCTGATACAGTTCCAGCAAACGTGGCGTTAGTACTAGAGGCGATAGTTAAAGCAAGAGTTCCAGCATCTGCTACATAGAATTTAAGTTGACCGTCATTATTAGGGTTGTCAGAATGAAGACATAAATCTCCATCAGTGTTATGCCTTATATACGCATAATCACCGCCAGAAATATCACCGTTAGAATCACCATCCAAAAATATTGTTGCTCCCCCTGCGTCAGTTGATCCTATTCTTATATTTGCGTCACCAGATTTAAAGAATTTAGCAGTACCAGCAAAAGTGGTTTCCTGTGAGCTACTTATTGTTAGGGCTGTTGTTGCGTTAGTAGAAATTGTGAAAGAATCTTGACTATGGTTATAAGCAAGTATTCCTTTATATTCATCACTGCCAGAAGTTCCATCAGAGAAATATATACTTCCCCAACTACTTGTTCCTGAACGAATTGTTATTCCAGTATCACCTGATGTTGCAACTGTTAAATCATCTGCTCCAGCATCACCTTCCGTAGTCGTTCCTATAAGTAACCTACCACTTGAGTCAATGCGAAGTTTTTCTGTATTACTTATTTTAAATATGTGTTGTGCAGCATTAATAACTAAATTTTTATATGCAGCAAACCCTGTGGTTCCAGAATGAATTGTATTGTCTGAGGAGGTATTGTTTAAAAATAAATGACCATTAGATCCATCGTCAATGATAATTTTATTTTGAAAAGTTGCTACACCAGTAAAGGTAGATATACCAGCAGTGTTTAAACTATCACAATCAACATTACCCGTTACATTCACACCGACGCTAGTAGTGCTTAATTTAAGATTATTATCATTATAGATTTCTACTGGTCCATTACCTGTAACCTTTATTCCATTCTCACCTCCTTGACCTTGTATAAACACATCATCTGCGGCTCTAAGTATTAAATCATCACCTGTACTTTCAACCCATAAATGACTGGTTGCATTTGTTATGTGAGTGTCCGTCCCATCGTGATATATGGATAAATCCCCTCCAGTTCCGAATTTTGCTTGAGCACCATCATTAAATATTAAATCATCTGCACTTCTATCAAATGTAATATCATAGTTTGCACCAGCAAGTTTAACATCATCAGAGAATGTAGATAGACCTGCAGTTACTATTATTCCACCATTAGTTACCCTTACACCTTTTCTTGCAGTTACAAATCCTACTGCATCAATCTCAGATACTTCCTGATAGGTTATTGTTCCTGCAAC